GGGAGAGTGTGGAGACTGTAAACATAAATGCTCCAGAACTAGCTATACGAATAGAAAATCAAAAAGATAGTTGACACTATTGTAGTATTGTACTATAATAAATAATGTAGAGAGAAATAATTTTTAGATTTATCAGAAGGTTCAGGGCTCTGTCACACATTTGTCACACATTTGCTACACTGCCCCCACTCCATCGCATCGGGTAGGAGATCGGGAAAGCCTGGGAGATCGGGAAGAAAAAAACCAATACACATAATTTTTTTTTATTCATAATTTTTTCTTACATCATTTTATTATTATTTTCCCTGGGTAGTTTCTGCGATAGCACTTACCACAATTACAATTAAGAAAACATCTTTTACAATAGCAACAGAAAGAAAAGAAAAAACCCAAACAATAAAAACTATTTTCTAAGAATAATTTTTTGCATAAAAAAAAATCCTATCTTTTACAATAGGATTAATTTATTTTTGTTTTTAATTTTGTTTTTTAAATTCCTACATATTGTACAATTCCTATTGTAGAATAATCTTGATCATTAGTTTGTGATTCATAATCTTCTAATGTACATTGATATTCTTCTAAAAATTGTTGTGCCATATCCCATTCTAAAAAACCTCTATCATCTGTGTAATTTAATAAACCCATAGCATAAGAATCTTCATCATAATAAGATTCAAAATAAGATTCAGTTAAATCATAACCAAGACCAAAGAAATCAAGATTAGATATTGAAACAATAGGAAAGAAGAAAGAAATAAATTTTTGTAAGTACTTCATAATTAATTATTTTGTAAATAAGAAGAATATGAAGAAATAATAGAATTTATTCTGTCTGTCCTGTGCTGTAAGTCTCTTTGCATACTGTTAGCAATACTTACAAAAGGTAGCAGAGTTAAAACAATTGCTGCTAGGTATAGTGAAAATAATTTCATTTGTTTTTTTTTGGTGAGAACTTTTATTGTTCTCTTAATATTAATTATAAACAATAAAAATTTACTATTGTAGTACAATAGATATAGTTGTTACAATTATTTACAATTAATATTATTAATTATCTGTTTGTAAATTCCTTTATTCCTATTTCATCCAAAATATTATCTGGATACTCAACTAATAATTTATTAAATTCATAAATAATATTATTTAATTCTGTAAAATGTTTAGCTAACTTTCTAAACTTTCTATAATTTACTTGTACTGATAATTTACTTATTTGAGTTTGTAAATTTTTAGAGTAACAAGGATTATAATTTAGAATATTTTTAATATTAATAACTTTATTTTTATCATATCCAATTAATATAGTTAATCCAGTTTTACCTTTAGAGTTACTATAATCTAACCTGGTTAAATAAATCATATTTCCAGACTCTCTTATAAAATAACCTTTAGAATTTAAACAATTTCCATATTCTGTTTTATGATATGGTCTATCCAATAAAACATTTAACTTTTCAACTTTTCTTTTATCAATTTTTTTGTTTTCATATTGTTTAAAAAAATCAATAATAAAATTAAATTCTTTCAAATCATTTTGTAAAGTTTCAATATGTCTTAAAGAAATAGTTTCAATTTGTTTTGCTAAAGATAAATCATTAGACTCTTCAATAGTTAAATAATTAAAATTCATTTTATTTAGTAAGAAGTTGAATAAAAAAAATCTTCTTATGTTTTCTATTGTAGTACATAAGAAGATAAAAACAAGTTATTTATTAATATTAATTTAACTTTTTTTTCATAATAGGCATAATAAGATAATTTAAAACAGGTTTAAAACCTTCTAAGGATTCAAATGGGTTTTTAATATCCCATTCAGTATTAATGATGAATGGTGTTGAAGGTATGTTTCCATTAAAGGTTAAACATTTGGAACTACTAACTTTTTTAACCTGGTTACAAAATTCTGCTAAATAAATTGCATTGAATGAAAATTCTTTACCTATCATATTGCTGAATGAATCAGGCACTATATTCTGAATGTCAGGATAAGTTCCCTCGATAGCAGAATAATGAATGGAAGATAAAAATATTTCTTCATTCATAAATGTAATTAAACTATCGGTTACTAAAATTTTAGTACAGTTTTTAACCTGACTTTTTAAAATCGCACCAGGGATAACAACATTTTTTTCTAGTTTGAATCCTAGTTCATCTTTAGGAAATCTAAAGAAAAATGCCCTATGTCCATCTGTTGATTCAATACTAATATTTTTATTATCAACTTTTAAATGAATACCAGTTAAAAGTTGTTTTGAATAATCCTTAGATACAAATTGACTAGCTATTCTTATTACTTCATAAGGTAAGCAAGCAATTTTAGTTTCATTCTCATATATTGCATAAGGACTTGAAACTTGTTTTGTAGTAATTGTTTGAGACATTTTTTTTTTAGTAAGAAGTGAAATACTATTCTTCTTAATTTGTATTGTATAACATTAATAAATAACTTGCAACCAATAAATTTAATTATATATATGAAAGTGAGAATTTTTTATTTGCAAAATAACTATTCTCATGTAATATAGTAGTGTTCTTAGTTTTTTAGACTAACCAAAATGAAAATTACTGAAAATTCTCAGTTGAATGTCTTAATCATAGGTTCAGGATCTATGGGACATTCAGATCAAAGAATCCATGATGAATGGATTGAAAAATACAACCTCTTTTCAAAAGTTGAACAACAATCAGCAATTAAAAAAGGTAAATTTAAAAATTTAATCACTTTAGAAGGTATTGATTGGTGCGGTACACGTACCATATATAACTACTTAGTGAATGGTAAACATGAGAGCTTACCTTTAAAAGTTTTCAATGATTTAGGTTTATTTCTTTGGAATCATTTATATAATCCTAATACTGGTAGAACACCAGTTCATCTTTTCTTACGTCAAAGCGATCCAGGTTTAGGAATATGTATTCCCCAGGATAATGTTGATAATGGTTTTTCCTTTAGGGAAGAGAGCGATCCATTAGAAAAAATATATTTAGAGGGTTTAGATAAATGAAAAGAACTGAATCCGAATTTATTTTCGCTAAATTTTTTGATGCTTATGATGAATCACAATCCAACACAAGTGATACTCTAGGGTTATTAGGTGTTTATCAATTATTCCATGATGAGAATGGACACTGGACACTATTTAAACAAAATATTGGTATTGATTGCGATAAACATGAAGATCAAGATCATGCAGAAAAATTAATTGAATATGAAGATATATTCGATTTATTTCGTATGTTATCTGAGGAACAATTTACGAACCATAAAAAATTTTACAACAAAGAATTTAAGTACCAGGACAAATGAACACTATTAAAAACACTGAAGTTAATTTAAAACTTTCTAAAATTCAATCTAAAGCTATTATTGCACTTGCAAAAGCTGATGCTAAATCTATCAAATATATTATTGCTACATTAATAACTAAAGGTATTGATTGGCATTGGAATGAATTTGATGTAATTAACGAACCAGCAAACGGATGGCCTAATGAATGGAAGCAACTTAAAAAAGATTTAGAACAAGAGTTAAAAGCTCTTAAAGAGGAATACCATAACAAAATTGATTCTGAATTAAATAATGAGTTAAAAAATTATGGATAGAAAGGAAGCAATTAATTTAGCTTTAAATTTATTTCGTCAAGACTTAGATAAAAATGATGTAGTAAATACGTTAATGAAATCTAACGTGCCAGAATCCACTGCATACAGATATGCCAAAAAAGCCCTAGATCAGTATGAATGGGAAGAAGATAAAAATGACGATCCAAAAAAGAATTTAGAGCTAAATGCCCTTAGTACTATATATAAGGCTATGAAATGGGCAGAAACAAACAACGAACCAGAATTGGCTGTTAAATATGCCAACTTATATATCACTAACAAAAAGAGGTTAAAAAAATGATTGACAATCCCGTACCAGATATTGTTATGGCTGAAAAAGAACAGTCATATATATCTGAACAATTCCATGAACATTGTAGAGATACAGCTATTAATGAAATTGCAAAACCTGGTAATCTCGACCCAGGGTTTTATGATGATTTTGTTGAATGGTATGTAGATTTATGTTGTGAATCTGATGATGGCTATTCATTAGTAATAAATCCAAAAGAACTTATTGACGAATGGTGGGAAGAAAATTTTGATATGTATGACAACCCATCACCTTATAAATTAGAGGGCATTGACTTGATTACTAAACTACTGCTAATTCCTTAAGTTGTTTTTTAAATTCTAAGCAACGCTCCATAAAGCATATTTCACTAGACCTCAACGCTAATGAATCCATTAGTTTTAGTTGGGGTTTTCCACTTCTTCTTGCAATACATACTAATGCCTGGGTACATTCAATTCCAGTAAGTTTTCTTAGTGCATAATTATACGCTCCAAGTTGATGACAATAGTTCAATAACATTTCATCTGATCTGACCTCTTTAGAGGTTTTCCAATCACATATTGTTAACTTTCCATCAATATCTATCAAAGCATCAGCAGTACCAGCAAATCCATAATCCTTATCATAAACACTAAATTCTATGCTATGAATGGCCGTTACACGTTCCAGGATGAATGATCGTAAACCTCTTGCGTAGCCTGACGCACTCCAGCTAACACGAGGTGCGGTTTCGGCTGCTTTCGATAATGCCCATTCCGTAACTTTTCTTGGACAACGATCCAACTCATCTGAGCCTGTTCGCCAAATTCCTCGTTTGTTTGCATTGTGTCGGGCAAGTTTCGCTCCAGTTTTAAGTAAATATTCTGCATGAGCATGAGCAAGCCTACCCCTTTCACAGGCCATGTCCCTTTCATCTGCTGATCCTTTCCTTTCAATCCATCGTTCCAAAGCATCTTTTTGTTCCTGCGGTGCGGTTTCTTTTAGTATATGAGTTACTGAGTGATATATATTTTTCTTAGCATCTGTATATATACGATGGGGATATATAGTGCCTGAATCATCACGTTCCAATTTCCAACGTCTTAATCCTGCTAACGCTCCATGTTTTTTTAATGACCCCATTAGTGGTTCGTAGATATACGTTCCCATTATTAATATACCTTAAATAGATTAAGTTGCAATACCTTTTTATTTATATTGCTCCATTGATCTGCCATAGCATCTGCTATACCCTGGAAAGTAGTTGACCTTATCTTCCATCTATCCTTTGATGGTGGTAAATAATGCAGTCTCTGTCTCTGATTATCAGGCAAGTTGCTGACATCTATAACATTTGTAGGAATTAACTTTGGTAAACCCTTTAGCCATAAACCAGTTTTCTTCTGTTCAGCATGACCAAATTCATAAGGCTGAATATATTGGCTGGCTTTACCTAATTTTGATCTGGTTGATAACGCTCCGACAGGATTTTCTACTGCTATGAATGGGCAGTTTGCGTTCCAAATATCTTCAACAAACTTTATAGCTGCCTGTTGTCTGCCATCTGCAACTTTTTCTGCCCATTTAGCAGCACCACTTACCGATAAATGGGTGCAGGGTGGATGAGCAATAATTAAATTCCAATCATTATTTATGATTTCAAGAACATCTCCCTGTATATGTTTATCACTTGGCTGATCTGTAGGTAATAAATCACAGGACCAGGCATCATGTCCTTTTAAAGCAAATGCCTCTCTTACAATGCCAGAATATTCACAGGCTACGAGTACTTTCATAATAAAAAAGAGGGCCATAAGACCCTCTATGAATGGAAATTATTCGCCTGGAGCAAATGGATTACCACCTGTCATTAACTCTTTAATATCAAATCCACTATCTTTTGCTTCTTGATAAGTAGCTTCTATTAAAGGGCTAGTGCCTTTTTTGCGTGGTACTGCTCTTAAACTGTATTCAGTTTTTAGTCCAGTTCCTTCTCTTGAAAGAACAAAATCCCAAGCAAGTAAATCAGAATAATCTTCCATTTGACTTATCTTGTCAAACTCTTTGATAATTCCTTTTTGTGTAGCCTGGAAGATTTTTACTTCCTGTGAATCATGTTCAAATACTGGAACTGCAATGCCAAATTTTGCTGGCTCTACTCCAGTACCTTCCCTGTTCATTCTACGGGTATATTCACTACCCATTTCAATCTCAGCATCTTCTGTTGTTGGACTATCTGCGAATCTAAATGGCTTTAATTTACCTTCACCTGATTCACCCCAGACTTCAAAAAATTCTAAAGGTTGGTCATCTAGTAATGCAAAACGTACACTACCTCCACTTTCAAGTTTTGTGGGATTTATGTAACCGCCAGTTTGTGTGGTAGCTACTGCTGATTGTGCTTTTTCTGTTAAAAAGGCCATGATAAAATGTGCTAGTAGGCATTTGCCTTGTGCATTTCTATTGTAGTACATGGACAAGCTAATGTAAATAGACTACAATTAGAAAACCCTCAAAGTAGGAAGAACCTTGAGGGTTTGAACACATAAGTCCACAGTGGGTATTGTATCACATGAATCTGCAACAGTTTGTAAAGATGTTACCAAAACATCTTGTTTACGCTCCGATATATCGCAAGGGAGTAGAGATAAAATCTAAAGATGGCAAGATTTTAAAAGCAACAGGAAAAAACCCTTTTGGAGATTCTTATGATAGAGACTTTTCTCCAGAAGATGTTGCTTATGTACTAGAAAGAAATCCAAAGCGTTTCGGTGCTGTTGGTTTATTTACAGGATCTAAAGGTAAAGGTCTAGTAATTCTTGACGTTGATAAAAACCTAGCGATCCATAAAAAGAAATGGGGAGATACTTTAGATGGTGCTCCTTGTATTACTAGTACAAAGAAAAATGCTGCTAAATATGTTTTTAGTGTTCCAGAAAAATTATGGTCTAGCGTTAAAGGTCGTATGCTCTCTGAGCAAACTTCTACTTGTTATGAAATTTTATGGAATAGGCAAGGATTAATATTTGGTGCTTATCCAGGTTCGACTACATCTTCAGAAGGTGTCTATGGTTTTGAAGGAGATTTAGATAATATTCCAACTGCTCCAGATTGGTTAATAGCTGAGATGAAGCACATAAAGGCAAATGAACAAAAAACTGGTTTTCTTAAAAATAGAAGTGGTTTAGTTTTATCAGATAGGACTGAAGATGAAAGAGCACAAATTATCCAAGAGTGTCTAAGTGTTATTCCAACTAAAGGTGCTGGTAGTAGAGAACATTGGTTATACGTTGGTATGGCTATTCATTCTGAACTTCCCAATGATCTTGGATTAGAACTTTGGTCAGTGTGGTCTAAAAACGATCCTGACTACATTAATGAATGGGATAAGAGTAATCCCTGCGAAGCTATTTGGAAGTCCTTTAAAGGCTCTGGAAGGGGCATAGGATCACTAATTCGTGATGCTGATGAAGTCGATCCAAAAAGATTACGTTTTAGTCCTATAAGTAAAGATATAGTTGATAAGGCTCAAAATGAATTACTCGTAAGAACAAGACGAGTAAAAATGTCTTTCCAAGAAGTGAAGAAAGAATATATGCGTATATGTGAAGAAGTAGCTGATCCAGGAGAGCAGGATTTCTTGATGCACCAGTTAGCTGTTGATAATGAATTTAAGGATTTAGAGAGACTTGAAAGTTGTTTAATGAGTAGTGAAGCATTTGATTTAGGTAGTGAAGAAATGACTGCCTCTGAATTAGATGCTGAAGATTTATCTCGTAGCTATGTGATACCTGAAATTCTTCCTACTCCTGCTGTATTCCTACTTTATGGTGCTGGTGGTGATGGTAAATCAATGGCTGCCTGGGCACTAGCTAAACATATTTCTTTAGGTATTCCCTTTGAAGTTCAAAACAATATCGTTCCAATTAAGAAAGGTAAAGTATTGATTCTTAATGCTGACCAACCAAAAGTACAGTTGCGTGAGCAGTTAAGAGAACAAGACTACAAGATGGATAACAATACTGTTGTAATTAATGGCTTTCAAATCAAACGTGAGTATTACTTCGCTCAATTAATTAAAAAACACAAGCCGACATTAGTTGTTATTGACTCTTTAATTGGTTCTTCTGCTGGTAGAGCATTTGATGAAAACAAAAGTTCTTTCGCATCTCCTCTTTACAGACTTACCAATAATAATGGTCATAGTTTTCCTGCTACAACTATTCTTGTTATTCATCACGCTAATAAACAAGGTGGATTTAGAGGTACAAGTTCTATTAGAGATGCCGTAGATGAAACCTGGAAACTTAGCAAACCAGATAAAGAGTTAGCTGAACAACTAGGAACTAATACAAGAATTATTAGGGTTGAAAAGAGTAGATTTAGTCGTATGGGTAGTTGCCTACTTTTAAAACAATTAAGTGATCTTAGTTTTGAATTAAAAGATTACAAACCAAAGGTAGAAAATTCTTCTCCTGCATCCATTATTGACCGCATACTTGAAAAACTTAGGACTGTGTATCCAGAAACTAGATCCAGGATTGATCTTAATGCCGATCCATTAATCGGTGGTAATGTCACTGCTATTAGAAAATCTTTAGAAAGGTTAGTTGATAGGGGATTAATACAAATTTGGGAGCAGAAACCTTCGGTGAATGGTGGGCGACCCACTAATTACTATAAAGCTATCCTCGTGCGGGGAGACAAAAAATCTGTCGCATTGAATGGAAAGCCTAGTGATAACAGTGATTTAACAATGCGACAGGTGAATAAAAACCAAAGTTGTCGCATTGGTACGAACAAAGCAATGCGACAGGAAAAGGAAAAAGATAAGTGTCGCATTGATAAACCCTTACCACAACAAGAAACCACTACCAATGCGACAGGTGATTTATATTCCCCCGTGCGAAGCAATAATAAAGATGCCTGGAAAGTTTGGAAATGAGAGATACCAAAGTAATAATTTATTGCCATAAACCACAAAAAGATGCTCCATTAGCTTCAGTTCGTTACACAAAATATGATGATCTAAACAGAGTAATTGATGTTGACCAAATTGATTATCAAGATAAAAATTATTTTCATAGCGAAGTTTTACAGGCAATAAACTGCGGAGTTGATGTTCTTATATATACACATTTAGATGGAACGTCTTTGCAAAAGAAAATAGAAAAGTGGACATAACTTTATTATTGTACTACAATAACAGATGTAAACTTATTGTCGCTACCCATGACACAACCAAAATATTCCGTATTTTACGGCATCAAGGAATTGCATCGCCTACATTCAGCGTCAAGCCTTGCATTTGATACAGAAACATTACAGCTTCAGCCAGAAAAAGGTAAGTTAAGATTACTTCAACTTGGTTCTTATACCTTGCGAACCATAGTTGTAGTTGATTGTTTTGAACTGACAGAAAATAATTGGAATTATCTACGAAGATTCTTTACCAATGGAGCTAGATTTTGGCTTGCTCATAACGCAGTCTTTGATCTTGGTTGGCTTCAAGAACATGATATTGATGTTCGTGGAAAGGTCAGATGTAGTATGTTAGCAAGTCGCTTACTTACTAATGGAATACCAAAAACTCAACATGGTTTAGCTCATGTTGCAAAAAGATATTTAGATATTGATGTATCTAAAGAACAGCAGTCATCCCATTGGGGTGCTGATGTATTAAGTCAGGCTCAACTTGAATATGCTGCTAAAGACATAGAAGTGTTACTTGAGTTAGATCAGATATTAGATCATAAGTTACAAAACGATCAACTTATGGAGGCATACACTTTAGAGTGTTTAGCTTTACCAGCTATGGCTCAAATGTGGAGAACTGGACTTCCCTGGAATCGTTCCGCACTAGAACAAAGACGTATTGATTACGAAGATGATCTAAAAGAAATGTCTAAAGACTTTCTTCGTGAACTTGATAATGCCTTACCAGAAGCAGATAAGTTGCCAAGAGAACGTGATGGATCATTTAATCTTCGTGCAAGAGATGAGGGTTCTATACGTTTAGGTACTAAAAAATATGCAGGATTTAATATTAATAGTCCTAAACAATTACTAGAAAAATTTACTTTGATACTAGGCACTCCACCTGTTGATGCTGCTGGTAAGCCTAGTGCCTCAAGGCAAACACTAAAATCTTTTGCTGCTGATTCTGAAATTATTCAAACTTATCTGGTTTGGAAAAAGACTGAAAAACGTAGACAAATGATTACAAGTATCTTGGAGAAACTAGATGATAGTGGTTATGTCAAAGCCTCCTATATGCAGTTAGGTGCTGATACAGGAAGAATGTCTAGTATCAAACCAAATAATCAGCAGATACCTAGAGATTCTGAGTTTAGACAATGTGTAGAAGCTCCAGAAGGTTGGAAGATAGTCGATGCCGACTTTTCGCAGATGGAGTTGCGTCTTGCTGCTGCATTAGCTGAAGATGAAAATATGATCCAGGCTTTCATAAGAGGAGAAGATTTACATGACTATACTGCTGAACAAATGGGTTGTGATAGACAGATAGCTAAATCAGCTAACTTTGGTTTGCTTTACGGAGCAGGAGCAGAAGGCTTGCGTAACTACGCTGGTAGTAGTGGTGTTTTGATGACGCTCGAAGAAGCAACAAAAGTTCGTGATAATTGGTTACGTACTTATCAGGGGGTTCACGCTTGGCAAAATAAAAATTATCAGATTGCAAAAAATTCTAATGGTAATGAATGGGCTGAGACTCGTATTCCTTTATCAAATATGCGTAGGTATCTTAAAGGTGATCTTAACAGAGTAACTGTTAGATGTAATACTCCGATCCAGGGTGCTGGTGCTGCCATATTAAAGTGTGCATTAGGAAACTTATGGACAGAAGTTAAGGAATGTGGCGAAGATAAAGTAAGGATCGCAGCAGCCGTGCATGATGAATTAATACTTTTAGTTAAGGAACAATTTGCTGACGCATGGGCTAAAAAACTAAAAGATATTATGGAAAATGCAGAATCAAAATGGTTAGGTAGAGTTCCTGCTGTTGCTGAAGTATCTGTAGGAAACACCTGGGAGGAAACTCATTGACAACAGAACAAAAAATTGAAGCTGCTCGAAAACGTATAGCAGAATTAAAAATACTTATTTCAGAATGGACAAAACGTAATGGTTAAAATCTTAAATACTACAAAAGGCTGGTGTTATCAAAGTGATACTGAGGTAGCATACTATAAAACACTCTATGAAGTGATGGCTGCTGCTTATGCAAAAGAATTTAAGAGTTCAAGTAATTAAGGACTTATATGCTGAAATTACTAAATCCAGAACAGGAGATTTATCAAGGGCTATAGATTTTTTAAAAAAAGCTAGAGAAGTACATCAAGGTAAATCGAACCAAAGGAAACAAGCCAGAAAAAACTATGAAAATAGGAAAGATTTTTTATATAAAAAGTTTTTAGAAAAAGCCGATTTGCCTTTTTGGTGGTAAAGTAGTACAAGAACAACTTATTAGATGGCACAGAAACACGGCAACAAAAATTATTATCAGGTGTTAATAGATCCACATAGGTCAAAACTTATAGAAAAAGCAGCAAAAGAAGAGAATATGAGAGGTACTGCTTGGGTAAGACAAGCTGCTTATGAAAAGCTACAAAGGGTTATGAATACTGGTGAATATAAGATAGCAGAAGCAAAAGATGACCTTTTGTGGAGACAGTCCGTACAAAGAAGAATAGAAGGAAGAAAAAACGGAGAAGATTAAATTTTGTTAATGCTTACAAAGTGATGACATTTTGTTGCTATACTATTGTAGTAACTCAAAAATTATTATGACTACTAAAAAACTTTACAAGATCAAGACAAAAAGTATTTTATACGAAGTGTTTGAGGTGGAAGCTGAATCTTACAACAAAGCTCTTGACCTTATGTTACCTACTGTTTATGACGGACAAGACTGTTCTAGTTATCCCGCAGATGTAGAAAGAGTGAGTTGGTGGTTCGATGGTTATGGTAAGTCTGTCTTAAATCAAGATGAAGAACATAAAGGCTTATTTGCTATTCCAATAACTGAGGAAGAATACGAAAAGACTCCTGAGTATGAAATAGTAAAACCAGAAGGCTGTTTTCCTGGGGATTTTAGAGAACCCACTGAAGAAGAATGGATAGCTGATGAAAAGCAAGCTATAGCAGATGGAAGAATAGTTGCTTAATACTTGGGGCAAGATCCACTTGTTGATAGTCGCAAGTAGTTATGCTGCTCTCCTGTAATCTTAGGAATTATGACCCTCATGTTCCACCTCCATAATTTTACAGGAAATGATATGAGTTCCCTTCGAGGATTTAGTGGCGGGTCAAAGGGGTTCATAGGTCGCTCCTAAATTTTGTCACTAGATAAGCTAACCTGATCTGTAAGTCCTCATTTTTTTTTTACATACATTATCTATGCCAAACTTATCACGTAAAAAAGAAAACTTAGTACGAACCACTGTTCAAATAAGAGATACCCAACATGAGGCTTTATTGCAACTTTCTGGACCAGGTAAATCTTTTTCCTTTTTGGTACGAGAAGCTATTGATAATTATTTGATGGAAAAATCAACTGACAGTATTGATGAGGTTATGAAAAAACTTAATGACTATGAGGACGAAATGAAGTCTATGCTTGAAAACATAAAAGCTAAATCTAAAGTATGAACAACAAGGATTTAATAGAAAATTATCAGCAACAGCTTGCAGAATTGCAAAATAAATTTTGGTTTGAAAATTTAAACGGAACAGAGTTTTGCGTAAAATATGATGCTATTAGGAAACGAATTAATGAGTTGGAAAATGAAACGAATGGACACTCCATCTGGCAAAAAGTTACAATTTTTGCGAGACAACAGAAGAAAAAATTTAGTCAGATTGTTACTAGATGTAGAGCTTCGTGGGGTGGATCACAAAATATACATAACAAAAGATTTTAGAGCAGACCTTACAGTTAATGATGGGGATTGGATCAATGATCATATAAGGACTGCTATTGTTAAGCATAACTATGAAGTCAATAGAATCCCAAGACTACAGGTAAAAGACTTTACTATGCAGGAGATTAGGGAATACGAAAAAACTTCTTTATCTGACGACCAATAGTTTTCTGTTTATCTCTTTCAATCTTCATTTCTCTCATTGCGTGTAAAGCTTCAAGCTCTGCAAGCCGACCCAACATACCTGTAAGAAATACGTCCTGACGCATTTGATGACGTATCAGATTTGTGCAGTATCTTTGTAATTCTTCTGTATTTTTATTGTTCATTATTTCTCTGCAACGCATCTCAACTGACAATTCCAGTTCTGGTGTAGGTTTTTCAAAATCTATATTGAATAGTTTGTCAGTGTCCATTTCCTTATGTCATCCTTTCCAAACATAACAATATTTGCTAGATTTGCCATAACTAGCCTGTAGCTTCAACGCTATCTCCTCACACAAAGGGCTAGTTATCTAACATGGAAGAAAAAAAAGACACAAAAAACCCTAAAGAACAAAAGAAAAGCGTCTGGTTTAAGTTGCAAGAAGCAGTGCCAGATCGTGAAGAACAGTTCGAGTTTGTATCCCTAGCAGTAAGACTTATATTATTAGTGTGGGCTACAGCAATGTTGAGCCTTTCATACTTAGACTTAAGTAAGCTAGGCATACCGCAGCAGAAAATAGATCCAACTTTTATTGCTTCTGTTTTTGTAGGGTTAGCAAGTTCTTTTGGAGCTTCTATCACACAAAAAGGCTCAGAAAAAGCTAAGAACGGTAAAACAGTAAAAGCTGAATTACAAGAAGTGCTTGGTAATACACAATTAGTTAGAATTGTAACACCTGTTAAATTAATTTTAGATAACGAAAAAAAATGAAAAAACTATTTTCATTATTGTTGTTGGCTTTTACGCCCGCAGCATATTGCGATATAACACAAACTTTTCAAACCTCTGCTCAAGTTCAAACAGTTGGGGCTTCTGTAACGGCCAATAGAATCCCAACCTCTATAAGTGTCTCAGGATCAAATATTATTCCAAATGACGGCACAGCAGGGGGTATAGGATCGCTTAATTTAAGTAGTAATGGTATTGCTAATGGTGTTCCCGTTATAAGTGCGGACACTAATTATACTGTTTCTAATAGTGCGAATCCATTTAGTTTAACAGAGTCGTATATTCAGGGGGATAGTACATCTACTACAACATCCAGTATTACAAATGGAGTTAGCAGTTTAAATTTACTTGGAGAATATACCTTAGTATCAGGTGGTGATATAGGTTCAGTAACAATAACATTGGATGCTGGTGCTGACCCAACATTAGATGTCTCAAGCATGGGGGCTGGGTCCACTGCTACTGTACAACAAACTATAACGTTGGGAATAGACTGAAGTGAAATGGCTTGTAATTATATTTTTATCTCTGCTAAGTCCTAATGCTTATGGAACTACACCTCGATATAATTCAAATCAAATGCAATCTTCGTCAAGAAGTACTTCAACCATTAATGAAACAATAATTACTGAGAACTATAATACAGGCTATATTTATAGTGTTTCTGGACATAATATAAAAATTTCTGAAGGGTCGTATATCAGTCCAGACGCAACTTATACAACTAGCCAGAATACAGGAAATGGCAACGTAACTTTTGAATGGATAAGCCCAGATTTAACAACACTACCAAAATGGGAAATAGTCGATCAAGGTTCAGATTTCAGCTTAATCGAGCATGTAGAAAATTCTGGCTTAGACGCTGTGAGCATAATAAATCGGCAACAAACAATAGAAACATTTACAGAACAAGTTACATTGTTCAACTAGCTTTACTTTCTTTTAATCCCGTATTAGCTAACACCACAATTTCTAATCCTCAGTCAAGTTCGAGCAATACTATAGTGAATCAGGGTTTCCAACAGATATCAGGATCTTTCCCTACTCATAGATTTTCAAATGGCATACAGTGTCAATTACCAACTCTTTCATTTAATCCTTTTGTAACTATGGGGGAATTTTATAATACTCCTAAAAGCACAGTTACTAGAACCAATATTTATGACACAGCAAAAGATAGTGAGACAGGTGAATTGTTAAATGCAGGCAAGATATTGTACGTAGCAGAGCAGCCTAGGTTAGACCAGACTAATGTTAATGTAAGTTATGGAATGACTATAAATTTACAAATACCATTAGGAAAACGCTTTAATGATGAGTGCTTGCTAGCGGCTGAAACTTATAGAAAATATCAACAATTTCTTTTACAAGCTAAAAAATTAGAGGTTAATCTTAATAGGCTCAGAGTATGCAAAGAAATGCTGCTCAGTGGCGCAAAGTTTGTTGGTGATGATGCAGTTTCTTGTAAAAATATTGTACTAACGGTCAAACCAGATCAGATATTACCGCATACACACGAAATAAAAAAACCACCTAATAACCCAGAAAAAGGTGGTTGATTTGATTTATTTTTGGAACAAACTTATCTTAACTAATAATATTTTATGAGCAAGCCGAACACAGACCCTTAATCCTTCTTGCTCTTATTAAATTTAGCAAAAATTTTCTTAAAAGCTGTCTTACTTGCAGATTTTATAATTGGAAGTAAAAAAGCAGGGCCAGCCGTAGCCAGCAAACTAATAGTAACGATATTAAGAGCAGTAGGCGCAGATGGAAGAACTGAGGAGATAAAACTAACTTCTTCAAGAATGGGTATGCAGTCATAATTATTTTCCTCCGATCTTACATATTTTACTATTCTTTCTGTTCTTAAGTCAGTAGTAAATGAACCAACTGGCAACACTCTTGATAGGTCTGGGCAGGGCGGTAATTCTTCCTCGGATTTTTCTTTTTTATTGATTGCACCAAGATTAAAATTACCAAGTTTTAATTTGCCTTCATATTCAGAACTGGATTCAGCTTCAATTATATCTTCTGGATCATAAATAATAGGTTGATAATTTTTTTTTACAGGTTTTGTTGCTGTTTTTCTTGGTGTTCCTGTCTCTGTGTTTTCTTGTACAAAAACCTCTGGGCAAGTTGCATATTGCTTTCGGTTATGAAATACAATAGTTGGATTTTGTGTTATCTCTAAATCTCTATCTATAAGATCACAAGCTGGCTTAATTCCAGTTAATACGTTTTGAGTGAAATAAGGTACAGAAGGTATATCAACGGTTGGTATCGTAATCTTTGGTAATTTTATATCAGGCACTAAAACTTAGGTATAGAAATACCAGTAGAGCTAGGCATTGCTTGATCTAAAGCTTTTGGCATGAGTCCTGATACTTTACCCATAACCTTTTCCATCATCATCTTTTCAAACTGTGGGCTAGTTATGTAACGATAACCTGCATAGGCTCCACCTAGAGTTGAAATACTGATTACAAACGATACGATGGAAAGGATAGAAGAAATTTTATTTAACATGATTAGAGATGCATTTTTGAAGGCATTAGTGCCTGTTACCATTATAACCTTTGTGTCTGTAATGGCTATTGCACCTCTATATGTCACGTTATCTATGATGACTAGAACTATTAAAGTATCTAAATAATATCAAAACAAAAACTTAAGACCTACCTTAGTTCCGTATGTATTCACGTCATCTGTAACAACAGCGAACTCACCATAAGCATTTAACTTATCGCTTAGATCATATCCACCACCAAC